AAATATATAATATAAATCAAACTATACTATGGAAAATAATGATGATGTTTACGAGAAATTAGAAAAGGGGATACAGAGTGACGAGGAATCATCAAACGAGCATGATTCGTGTAACAGCGAGGAAGCAGTTAACACCGAGGAATCACCTAACAGCGAGGAGACCAATGATGAAAAAAAGTCAATTGACGATGTTGAAAATATTCGAAAAATTATTTTTGATTTTACAAACGATTTGTTAGTAACATTTCCAGAATTGAAAACAAAATTAAATACTAATTTACAATCAATCCTTAAAAATGAAAACGTAAATGATGCTATCGATAATATTAAAGAGCACTGTATCGGTATATACCCAGAAAAATTTTTCGATATATTATATCAAAATGAAAAGATATTTGATGGAGATGAAACATTATATTTATTACCAGATATAGATTTCAAACTATTATGGAAAGAAAATATTAGCGAAACTACTAGAAAAACTATATGGAAATACTTACAGTTATTGTTATTTTCATTAGTAACCGAGATTCCAAATTCTAGTTCGTTTGGAGATACAGCCAAGCTATTTGAAGCAATTGATACGGATGAATTTAAGAGTAAATTAGAAGAAACAATTTCTAATATGGAATCAAGTTTTGATACAAGTGGAAATGTATTTTCCGATATGTCGTTCAACAATACAGAGGATTTACCAGACCCTGAAAAATTACACGAACATTTAAATAAAATGTTGGATGGAAAATTGGGTAATCTAGCACGTGAAATTGCCGAAGAGACAGCAGCGGATATTAATATGGATATGAATGACGAAACTTCTGTAAATGATGTATTTCAAAGCCTATTTAAAAACCCCACCAAATTGATGGATTTAGTAACAAAAGTTGGAGGTAAATTAGACGATAAAATTAAATCTGGCGATATTAAAGAAAGTGAGTTGTTAAGCGAAGCAGCCGAAATGATGCAAAATATGAAAAATATGCCTGGTATGGAAAATATCCAAAATATGTTCAAGCAAGGAGGTATGGGAGGCATGGGTTCTGACAAAATGAATTTAAACGCAATGCAAGCACAAATGCAAAGAAATATAAAATTAGCAAAACAAAAGGAACGAATGAAAAAAAAAGCCGAACAAAAATCAGAATCTAGAGATACAAATACTGTTTCGGATGAAATGTTTGATAACGCAAATAAAGCGGCAATGGAATTATTAATATCGGAAGGTGTAAAATTTGAAGATTTGGAAAATGTTATTTTTAGTACAGGTGAAAAATATGAAAAAACACCTCGTAATCCAAATCCAGAAATTGATACAAAGAAAAAGAAGAAGAAGAAAAAACGAAAACAAAACAAATAAAAAAGTATAAATATATATATGACTAATCAATTTTGGTTAAGTGATCCAACAATATTATTAAACAAACAACATATATTAGAATTATGGCCAAATAGAAACATGGATAAAAATGATAAATTAAATGCTATTAGTCGTTTAATAATATTACTAACAATTGTAGGATTTTTATACACGCGAGAATTGAAAATGTTAATAACAGGTTTTATAACCTTAGTTGTAATAGTTTTAGTAAATAAGATACAATCCAAGCCTATTAAGAAAGTTGTTACAACCGAAGCATTTACAGATGGTAATATATATGAATTAGTAAAAGATAATTTTAGTGAGCCTGTTAAAAATAATCCTTTAATGAATGTAATGTTAACGGATATTCACGATAATCCAGAAAAAAAACCTGCTGCTCCTAGTTATAATCCAGTTGTTACAGAAAATATTAATAATGCAACAAAAAAAATGGTTTCCGACAACTTTAATGACCCAACAATAGAAGATAGATTGTTTAAAGATTTAGGAGATAATTTTTCATTTGATCAGTCGATGAGAACATGGTATGCAACACCAAACACACAAGTACCCAACGATCAAAAGAAGTTTGCCGAGTTTTGTTATGGAGGAATGGCTTCTTGTAAAGAGGGCAACGAGATTGCTTGTTCTAGAAATTAATATATATTATTAAAAAAATATATATATTATTATATAATGGCTTCCGTATATGATTATACATTAAATCAAGGAACAAGAATAGGTAATGATATGTGTGACCACAGTCAACAAACAATACAAAATTCATCCGCGTCAACATATATGTTGAATAATTATCGTAGTGCTTGTCCTATGAACAATGCGATTGAGTTTGCCACAAGCAACTTAGATGTTAATTATAAGGGTAGTCAACAGGTAGGAATTGGTGGTTGCAATATTGACAAAAACTCAGAATTATTAATGCCTTCGTTATCTAAACCCAGATGCAGAATTAGTTTAATTCAACGTCCGTTTTCCACCGTTCCTTATCTAGGAAGAGGAAACAGCAACCCTGTTTTAGAATCCCAGATGCAGCAAGGCGAATTAGCTAACAATCGTAAAAGTATTACACAATCATCTGAGTTATCTTACATGAAATACCACAATACACCGATGATTCCATCACTTCAATCAACTATTAATAACCCTGCAAATTTAGTAGAAGGGGCTGCCGATAAGGGTTGGATTCGTGGTGGAGTTCCTTCCCGCGAACTTGCTCGTGACAAGGAATATGCCTAAGGAAATAAATAAATATAAATTAAAGATTTTGTAATTAATTTAAATATTAATTTTTTAAATTAATTATGTATCAAACTAATATAATTTGTAATTACAAACAACATGATAATGACGACCAAGAAGATATGTATCGCATACAATTTTTACAAATATTTGAATTAGATATATGGGACGATAACATTATTAATGAAATTAGCAATGATATGTATAATAAAGTAAAAACCAATCCAGATATTAATACCATTATTAATATTGCCAAAAATTCTGATAAACTAACGAGTATTAAACAATTTATAGGAGATGATGATATTACTATATTTAAGGGTTTATTTCAATATGACTTATTAGATTTAGTTCACCTATGTTTATGTGATTTAGTTAATTCAAATGAAATTAAGACAATTAACAAAAATAATCTTATTAAAAATCTTTAATAATCTATAATAATCTTTAATAATCTTTAATATATATACGTATGGCTTCAACACGCAGTAAAAATACACCTGGAAATTATGAATTAGAACAAAAAGTAAATACGCTATCAAAAAGGTATGATTTGTATCAACATTCACAGCACGGAACTCCCTACAAAACCGCAATGCCTACTCTTGGTTATACACCGAGCTTCATATCACGCGATGCTTTATCTACTAATTCTATTGACATTGAGTCTGCGTTATTTGGTATTAATTCTACTAACTTAGTAGAATCCAAACCAAATACTATTGCTCATCTCAAAAAACTACCCGAAAAGGAATTCTTCACACGCCTACCAATGATTATGCCAGATAATTTAGTAATTGAAAATAACCAAAGACCATTGCGTTCATAATAACATATTTATAAATAAATATATAACCATAATTATATTTATTTATAAATGAAATATAATTATATTTGTCTTGCAGGAGTTATTCCCATAACTGTATTTGGTTATTTGTGGAAATCGAAGATAATGCTTTTTGTGTCATTATTAGGATATATATTTCATGCAAATCCACATAACAAAGTAATTAAATATATAGTTTTATCAGTTAATGTTTCATTATGTGTATGTGCTATGTTTATAGAAAGGAAAACAATAATTCCCGCACTCTTTTCGGGAATATGTTATGTATATAATAATATTATATATCGACCGGTATACATACATGGTATTGTTTATAATTTAAAACATGTTTTTTTAATACAATTTGTGGGAGTTTATGGTTATTACTTACTATATAAGTACGAACCTTGTTTAGAATTATTTTTTATATGTGATAATTAATCTAAATAATTTAAAAATTAGTTATGTTATAAATATTATGAAGTATCCCATTATAATATTTATAAGACACGATAGTTATAGTAATATTGACGCGTTGTTTTCCAATCCAGAAAAATTAGATTTTTCAATTACTATTTCAAATGATGAAAATGATTATAAATTGTTATATGGTAATAAATATCATATACTTTTAACGTATGGTATTGATAAATCCGAATATAATATTATTTTATCACATATCCCACAACGACTTCGAAAAAGATGGTTACACGAAGTTAGTATACCTGATATTAGTTACATAAATGCAATAACAAATAAATGTTATATCGACAATGTAATAGAAAATCGCATTCAAACCAGACCCATTTTTTCTGTATTCACAACGTGTTATAAATCATTTGACAAAATTAACAGAGCCTACAAAAGTCTTTTAAATCAAACATTAAACGATTGGGAGTGGGTTATTATGGACGACACACCGAGAGAAAATGAAAGTCATTTTTATTACTTACGAGAAGTATTAACAGATCATAGAATTCGTTTATATAAACGCTCCGATAATAGTGGTGTAATTGGTAATGTTAAAAACGAAGTAGTATCACTATGTAGAGGTAAGTATTGTTTGGAATTGGACCACGACGACGAAATCACACCAAATTGCTTACAAGATGCTTACGAATGTTTTGTATCACATAATGATGTTGGATTTATTTATATGGATTTCATTAATATGAAAGAGGACGGAACCCCTTTAAAATATGGCAATTTTATTAGTAAAGGATATGCTGGATATTATTCGATGAAATACAATGGTAGATGGCATAACGTATACTTAACACCGAATATAAATAATATTACATTATCCCATTTAGTATGTTGTCCAAATCATCCGCGAATATGGGACCGCCAATTTCTCTTAGACATAGGAAATTATTCAGAAATGTTACCAATATGTGATGATTACGAATTATTGTTAAGAACATGTACTAATACAAATGTTGCCAAAATATGTAAGCTAGGATATATTCAGTATATGAATGATAATGAAAATAATTTTTCATTAATTAGAAGTGCTGAAATAAATCGTATTGGACCGTTTCATATAATGCCCCAATATTATGAAATGTATGACGTTAATACATTAATGGCTTATAAAGGTGCCAAAGAAAATACAAAATATATGAATGAGTGTAGTCAAATATGGAAGCGAAATAAATACGAACATCGTTTTATTAACCATCGTTTCAGCCCAGACTATGATAAGCAAGTATTAATTATTGGTACCGGTCGAATTAAAAATGCGGATGTAAAACAATATATAGATGACCTATTATGTGAAGTATTTTTATTTGATGCCAATAATGATTTGCAAAATTTAATAAATATAGTAGAAGAATTAAATTATGATGAGATTCGATGTTGGAGTTTAGAAGATGGTAATGAAAAGGAAATAATAAACTATTTTAACTTATTGTGTAAATGCTGCGACTATGCAATTATATTAAAATAAAAGATCAGTTATCTCTCAAATAATTCCAATAAGACAATTCTAATGGTATATACTTATGAACTTTATAATTCTTAACACAACATTCTTTTATATAATAATAGTCCGCTTGATATATAGATTCATCCCATTTAATATTTCTAATTAAAGGATAATATAACAAAATCTGTGCTGTATCTATTTTTTTCCAAGAAATAATGTTTCCTTTTAATGTAGTTCCATAAGAACCATCTATATTAGATAATCTTTTTTGGTCAAATGTATATATGTTATTTTTTCTCACAAATTTAAATACATTATATAAATTTGGATGAACAATGTTATCGTCGTCCAAATAATAAATAAAACAATTATGTAGTGCTTTTTTTTCAGCTAATATAGTAAGAGCATAATTGCGTTGTGCATTTCCCCAACTACTTTCACTTGATCTATATAAATATTCTTCAATGTTATTATTATTCATAAATAATTGTGGATTATTCGTTATATGTTTACCATCATATACTATTATCCATTTCACGACTATATTAAAATCGATAGATTCGTATATTTTTTGTAAATTTTCCAGTCGATAACACGGGGTTATCATAACTATTTTATTATTTTCTTTATTATTTTCTTTATTATTTTCTTTATTATTTTCCTCATTGTTGTTTAAAATACTATTTTCATCGTATAATATAGTATTTTTAACGTATATACCTTGTTGGCTATTAAATATAGATGGGCGTTGCAGTTCTATTCCCAGAGATTCTTTATAAAACCCAATGCTATTATATGCAACACAATTCTTGTATTTAATGCAGGCGTTTTTCGCGAGTATATTAGTATAATCATATATCATATCGTTCCCAATAATATCGTATTCAGAGTAATAAATAAATGTATTGAGAGATTGTTCTATTATTTTTTCATAAGTTATACAAGTTTCCATATCTTGTATTACATATTTTTTTTTATCAATGTAATTATTGATTATTTTTTCAATACGAGGGAAAAATTGCATTTCGTTCAATAATTTATGTTTCATTTGTCTAATATTAGGTAACCGTTTTGTATGCCAATCTTCTTTTATAGCCGTAGATATAATATCTAACGACTCTTCGAAATTATTTAAATCAATTTGAACAAATGCTAACGGGTCAACATATTTACATACATCGGGAGCTCCACAATAAAAGACCAATGTTTCACAAAGAATTGGTTCCCATAGTTTTTCTGTTATAAATCCTGGTTCAAAATTGTTTTCACACATAAAATAATACTTATATTGCATTATACCTTTTGATTTATCAATAAAAGGAGAGACACGTCCTTTATAATTTTTAAAATTATGAGAATTATTTTGATTATATATATCGACACTGAAACATAAGTCGTCAGTTTTTGATTCTAGATATTTTAAGAAATCTATTCGTTTTATGTGGCCTGGGTCAAAATACTTACTACTACATATCGATGATATTATCTTTGTCTTTAATGGTGATTCGTGTAATTCGTCATACGTCTGTTCTAGTTGCCAAAATACATTATTATATGTGTTTGTATTACGCCCAATTACAGCCATATACTCGTCTTCGTTTGGTTTTGCCCACACACCCCAATTATTTACACCCCATTTTTTATTTTCACACCACGGTTCCATCTGAAAAACAATTGTTTTTTCTTTGTTAAATTTTATATTCATATCTTGTATTGAATGACAAATACAAATATTTGATATATCACATATAGGTTTATTAATTATAACCAAATAGTCATAGTCATCATCATTAACCAATTTAATATTATTCCATATACAATGTTTTTTACCCATTATACCAAATTGTTCGCAAGCTTCCTTTGAACTACAATAATTTGTCAATAATTTAATGCGTATATATGTATTCACGTTGTCGTTTTTATTGTATTCCCCTAGATTAATAGTAATACTTTTATCAAAATTTTGTATATCTGTATCTATATCTTTATTACCTTCTTTCCAATCTGTAAATGCAATATGTGGTCTACATTCTTTCTTCTGTAATAGTGGTATTTTTTTCATTACGAGATAATCAATACCGTGTTTAATACCAACATTACTGAGATGATGTAATATTCTTTCAACCCCCCTCTTATTTATACTATAACAAAAAAACCCCCCTATAAAATTATCAAGATTCAAATCATATAATTTTAGATCATTATCATTATCATAAACATTTTTATATGTTTCTCTGTTATTGGAAAACATACTATATCCTAATAAGACAGTTTCATTATGTATTAATTCTTGTTCGATATCGATTAATCTATTATACCAGTTTGGTCTAAATTTTATATCATCCTCCATAATTATGTAATAATCGCTATTAACATCTTTTAATAAGTCTTGCCACAATTCGATATGTGATATAGCACAACCGATAGTTCCGGTGTTATTATTAAAATCGTTTCCTTCAAACGTGTGGAGTCTAGGGTCATCTGTTTTTAAATCATTACCGTCAACAGCCTCTTTAAAATCAAAATGAATATCTTTTAATATTTTTTTCATATTAGATTTTCTATCCTTTCGTCTTTTTAAATTAATAACTTTGATAGGAAGAGAATTATTATACTTTTGTATGGTGGTGTTTTTGTATTTTACATCTGTATATAAGCCTTGTATTACGTTGTTTAAATCATATGAATTACTTTCATTAATATTTCCACGGTGTCCTGCTAATTTACCAATATGGATACAGTTAATTTCATCAAAATATGCTGTTTTAAAATTGGAAGAATTGTATTTATTTGCATAATCTAACTCAAAAAAAATATTATCTGTATCAAAATTTCCCAATTCTCTCAAAACATCAACGTTGGTTATTCCTGGTCTAAAACTATAATGTGGCCAATAACCACAAGGAGAATGAGTTTCGTTTTGTATATGTAAAAGCAATCCTTCTTCCAATTTTCTTCCACATTTCCAAAACATATCTTCTATTATTTCCCCATAACCTTTATTATAAAGAATTTGTTTTACACCTATATCCTGATATTTATCTAGGTAATCTATACTTTTTGTTACATAGTTGTTTTCTTTTATAAATTGCCAATCATCTTCCAAATGAATCCAATATTTTGCAGAGGACCCTAACACTATATTACGTATCATATTCATACTACTACGATGTCCCTTATTATCGGGTGTTTTTTCAATAAACTCAATCCAGGAATACATATTTTTTAACTTTTCTAGTTCCTTTATTTCAGTTCCATCGTCTACACAAATAACTTTATGAATAAGTGACAAATCCTTCCATGTATATGTAATTGAATTAATTGTTCTTTTAAATAGTTCGGGTCTTTTACAAGATGTTATTGTTAATATAGTATCATTCCTATTTACATCCGGTGAAACTTTATATTTAATAAGCGGGGTATTTTTAATGTATGTATTATAATGGTTGATATATTTATTCAAAATAATTTTAGTTGTATCATTATTTGTTTCTACCGGAAATTTGTCTATACATTTTTGAAGAAAAGATAACGTATAATTTAAGTAACATTGAATATTGTCATCTTCTGGAATAAAAAACTGACCATTATAAATTATATTATTTATGACAGATATATCTAAATTATCAAAATTGTTATATAATAAAAATAAGGCACTGCGTCCTTTATGATAGTTGTTAAATTTATATGAAATTATAACCATTAACATATATAATTTATATGTGTGAACAGATTCATCAATAAACAATCTGTTATCATGTTGTGTATCAATTGGATTAGATATATCTAATCCATTAACAAATAAATTAGCCGTAGAATATTCTTTATTGTTATAATAATAATTTACTATCCAATATATACCTTCCCATCTATTTGAATCGTATGATAACGATTTTAAATTATATGCTATACATTCTGAAATATTATTTTGTATTTCTTCAATGTTGGCAATCATAATACATGAATAAAATTTTTCTTGAAGCCAACAATTTAATTCAATGGTTTTTTTATACCAATATATTGCCTTTTCATACAGTTTAGAATCTTTATAACTTTGGGCACAATAAAACGCATAACGATTCTTCAACCATTCTTCACTTTCATCATAATACGCTTTTTCTAATATGATAGAATCATTGGTATACTTATCTGGATTATGGTTTCTACTACCTTTTCGACCAGATATAAAATAATACTCTCCTTTTATTAATTCATCGATATAACTATTTTCTTGTGAAATAATAATTTCATGTAATACGCCAAAATATTTCCACCTTTTCCTATTATTAATGATACATACACGATTATAATTATACCCTCCTCCAAATTTTACATTATAACCATCTTTTTTTAAATCTGGAATTTTAAAGTTTCCATGTATTTCATCATCAGCATCAAATAAGAAAACATAATCTGTTTTATTGAAAGCTAATTCTAACGCTTTATTTCTATTATATGAAAAATCCTTCCATTCATGATTATAAATTTCACCTGGTATATTCAAATCATCAAAAAAAGTTTTAATAATTTCAATTGTATTATCTGATGAACCAGTATCACATATAACCCAGTAATCTAATTTAACATATTTTATTATGTTAGTCAATGTTTTTTTAATTATATGAGATTCATTTTTAACAATCATATTAAGACATATAGAAGACATTGTATTATATTTCATTTTATTTCATTATATTCTTTTAATTAATATTATCAAATATATATATATGTCTTTCACACGATTTTATGACGATAATTGTAGAATTGAAAAACAATTACAAGAAATAACAGGAAGTGGTCGTTATATGTTAAACACCCCTGGACCAGGAAATAAACCTTGTTTTATGGAAGATCCATATTTACGCTTACAGCAATGGGGTGCCAACTTAAAAACAAATTCTATTAATTTAGAAAGTGATTTACGTGGCTTAACACGGTCAGCAAATAAAGACTGTTTAAATGGAAATAACTATAAAACCAAGGCCGTTAGGAGTTCAAATATATCGTACCCAGTGTGTGACCCTATTACAGAACAACCGCGTGTAACTCATCCTGCTTGGGAGGTGAGAGATTTAGAACAAGTAAATTGGTCAATACTTCCTCATGATCCACAGGAAAACACATGTATTCCTTTTCAAAATAATTTGAATACACGAATATTAGAAAAAAATAATTATGTTGCAAAGTATCCCACTTTAAAAGATAAAACAGTATTAAAAGAAGGTATTTGTGTAGGAGGAAATCCATTGATATCATATGTTCAGCAAGAAAAAATATAGATTTAGTAAATTAATATTGTAAATTACATTTATATAAATATTATATCATATTGTATATATATAAATGGCAGTAGCAATACCAATAATAGCATTAGGAACTTTATATGTCATATCTAATTATAAAAAGGAAGAAAGAGAAGGTTTTGAAAATGATGAAAATGATAATGATGTTAGTATATTTCCTAACAATAACACCAAACAACATTTCGAAAAGGCTACAAATTATACAAATTTAAATGTTAGTAAATTTCCAAATGTATCAACTACTGTTGAGAACAGTAATGTAAATAAGTATTCTAATCCAAATCAAGTAACAGATAAGTATTTTAAACAAAACGATGCGAGTGTTTATGAGAGTGTTGTTAATACTAATCCACCCGGAAGTGTAGGTAGTGGTGCTCAACAACAATTATCATTAACAGGAGCACCCATTAATACAAATGAATTTAAACATAATAATATGACGCCTTATTTTGGTGGAAGAGTAAAGGGTGCTACAATTGACGGAAATCAAGCTGAAAGCACATTAGATAATATGCAGGGTGGTGGTTCTCAACACAACAGAAAGGTTGAACAAGCACCCCTTTTTAAACCAAGCTCTTCGATACAATTTGCAAATGGTACTCCGAATACAAGTGATTTCATTCAATCACGTATGAATCCAAGTTTACGTCAATCTAATGTCAAACCTTTTGCTTCCGAACAAGTTGCTCCTGGTTTAGGTAAAGGTTTTAATGGAGAAGGTGGTGTTGGTTTTAATTCTGGTATGGAAGCGCGCGATAAATGGTTACCAAAAAATGTAGATGAACTACGCGTGGGTAATAACCCGAAGGTGACATTTGATTTGAATGGTCATCAAGGTCCAGCTAATTCACATATTAAAGAATCTGGTAATGTTAGAACTCAGGGTAAAGTCGAACAGTATAACCCAGACACATATTATACATTAGGCAAAGACAGATGGTTCACAACAACAGGTATTGAGAAGGCACCTACGGCACGCGGTACTGAAATTGTTCCTGATACTAATAGATTAAATACATCAACTGAATATTACGGAACACAAGGTTCACAAGGAGGGGCTGGCGGTAGTTACACTAAGGGTGTTTACAAAGAACCTAATCGCGTTATTCTTAGACCAAACGATGTTACTAATATATCAGCCTCTGGACAAAATAATGGTTCTAAAAATGATTTCGGTGTAAAAGGTTACAAACCATTACCTAATAATCGTTCCACAACAACTCACCAAGAGAACGTCGGTGGTGTTAAAGGAATAATGGGAGCAGTCGTTGCTCCACTATTAGATATAATGCGTCCGTCTCGCAAGGAAAATGTAATCGGTAGTTTAAGACCTACGGGTAATGCTGGTGCGTCAGTTTCCAAAAACCCTGTTTGGAATCCGGCTGACAGAACGAGAACTACAAACCGCGAAATGACCGAAGGTGCTACGGATGGTAAATATTTAAATATAGGTAGACAGGGTGCAGATGGCTACACGGTATCTGATCATCAATCAGTTAATGTTCAAAGAGATACAACGAATAAAGAATACATAGGAAATGTAGGTCCTAGTTCATACAATGGTGAAACAAGTTATGAATCAGCATATAATCAAAGAAACAATGTCAATAAAACTTATGAAAATAGGGCTAATCAGGGAGGAACACAAATATTTAATCAAAATGAAAATATTAGCATTCATAGAAAAGATGCGGATAGAAATAATAATCGTATGTGGGCACCAGGATTAGGAAAAAATACAATACCATCGAAAGAAACATATGGTAAGTTAAACACACAGTCTTACAACAACCCGAAAATGGAACAACAGCGCATTGAACCTGATTTATTAAATGCCTTTAAAGATAACCCATACACTCAAAGTTTAAGTAGTTGGGCCTAAATATTTATTAAATATTTATTAAATATTTATTAAATACTTATTAAATATATACTTTTGTTTAAAAATATATGACATACGTAATTCATAAAAATATAAATGAAAGACTCGATAGTTTTTTGAAAGATGGAAAAATACCAAATTTAATATTTCACGGTCCATCTGGTTCAGGGAAAAAAACAATTGTTAAAAAATTTATTAATAATATTTACAATAACGATAAAACATGTATAAAAGAAAATATCATGCATGTTAATTGTGCACATGGAAAAGGGATTAAATTTGTCAGAGAAGAATTAAAGTTATTTGCAAAAACACATATAAACTTCCAAAACAATATAAATTTTAAATCAGTTATTTTATTAAATGCAGATAAGTTAACTATGGATGCACAATCTGCATTAAGAAGGTGTATAGAATTATTCAGTCGCTCAACCCGTTTCTTCATCATAGTAGAAGATAAATATAAGGTATTAAAACCAATTTTATCTCGATTTTGTGAAATATATGTGGCTCTACCAATTATAAATAATAAAAAGGTTAATCTACATATTAAAAATAAACAATACAAAAATACATATGAAAACACACGTGAACAATGGTTAACTAAATATATGAAAACTGTAAAAATCGAGAATTATGCGGACATTATAGATACTGCTATTTTATTATATCAAAAGGCATATAGTGGATTAGACATAATAAATTACTATGATAATAAATATGATTCACATGATAATGTTAAAAAATATCAGTATCTATTGGCATTTAATAGAGTTAAACTAGAAATAAAAGATGAACCACTTTTAATTATGTTCATATTGAATTTTATTTTTTTACGTTCTGACTATAATTTAGAAAATATAACATTTATGTAAATGGATGACTATTCATTGACCAGTTTATCCGAATCTAAGAACGAATGGTGTTCGCGATTAGTAGATACTTTAACACCTGCAATTGTAGAAGGATTAAAATCGATTTATACAGAATCACTAAAATTATGTATTGAAAGTGATGAAGAGGAAAAATATTTAATGACATTCCAAACATTTCTTAGTAGAATCCCTCAATGGAATGAGAATATTATTCAGACGGAACGTGAACGTATTGAAAAAAGTTCCAATTGTTCTTATTTAGAAGAATTAATAACATGTGTTCATATCATACAACTAAAGGCTTTAACTTGTGTGCGTGTGGGACAGAAACAAAAAAAAATAAATATTGATATACCATCAAAAGATATATTCATACATAAAATTTACATAAATTCTGCACGTAAAATATATACAAATATTTATTTATTTGAAAAAGATATTGAACCACTTCAAATTCAAAAAAACAGTCGCGAGTTAGAATTAATAATTAAAGAATGTATTTTAACCAGTATTAGAGATACTATGCCCATTGATAAAATATTAATGGCATATATCGAAGAAACGAATGAAGATGAGGTTATTATTGAAGAAAAAATAATAAATCAAGAGGTAATCATAGAAGATAACGAAGAAGATAAAGAAGAAGATAAAAAGGAAACGAATATAAATAAGAATCGCGAAGAAAATAAGGTTATTAAATCGGAAGAAACCGTTAAAATGGAAGAAATCCCAAAAACTCCATTGCCGAACTCCGATACACCACAAAACATTGCACAAGAAACAAAAATAACAGAATTGTCTAACATACAACCCGTAACTACAACACAATTACCCGCTACACAGGTAACAGAAACGAAACCTCCTACACCTATAGTTCCACTAGCTCCACTCGAAACGACTAATATGAACAATGAAATTTATGATACAAACGATGATACAGATAACGATAACATTAAATTTTCTAATACTGATACAACCGTAGACAGTGATGGTAAAGAATCATTAATATCTGCTCCCAAAGATATAAAACATTTAGAGGATTTACAGAGAAGAAGAGAGGAAGAAGAAGATGACGACGAAGATGATAAATTACAAATCGGTGACAATATTTCTCTTGAAATCAGCGATATTAATGATTTAAACAAGCAACTTAAATTAGAATCGGCGCCAGTCCTAGGGGATATAGAAATTTTGGAACCTTTATAATTCGTTCAATTAACAAATGAAATATAATTATTTAAATAAATGGAAAATATATTTATGTTTTCATCTGTTATATCTATAATATATCTCGTTTTTAAATATTTAGAAATGAAATTAATAACAAAAGACATAAAACCAATTAAATTAATTATTCGCGATGCTTTAATTGTATTTATTAGTAGTATTAGTGGTTTTTTCGTTTTATCCCAGTTTGAAAATAATGTCAACTTAAAAAGTCAACCAGGTGCATTTGTAGGTGAGGCTAATTTTTAAATATTATTTAATTAATATTATTTAAAAATTTATTATTCAGGCTCTAATATTCAGACTCTAATATTCAGACTCTAATATTCAGACTCTAATATTCAGACTCTAATATTCAGGCTCTAATATTCAGGCTCTAATATTCAGACTCTAATTTATCAATATCAATAATTTTATTTTTATATTTTTTAATACTTTTATTGGAAACGATATATTTTGAAAAATGTTTATTTTCAAGAACAACACAAGGTTTATGATTATGAACTGTTCTTGCAATCATTTTATATAATTTAAAGTCTGGATATCTTTCTTCACCCGTATTTTTATACAATACATTTCTCCCTTTGTCATCGTAACACCATTTAATTATAATATTTATTATATCAGATTTAATATTTTTAACATCATCAATAGAGTCAACATAACTATCAAAAAGCGAACATCCTAATCTACATAAATCAAAACTATAGTTAGGCTCTATTATATTCTTTTCACTATTATAGTATGGTTCAAAATTATACTGAGTTGCTGCATCTCCTTTTGGATGATAACTATCACTACATATTAAATATTCACGAAAACTATAAATAGCACGACCGAAATCTATTAGTTTAAATATTTTACCATATGTTTCTATTTTGTAATTCTTATTTTTATATTTATATATTAAATATTTTTTATCCGTCTCTACATACATTATATTGTTTGTATGTAAATCGTTATGTGTAAATTTGAAAACCTTTTGGTAAGTAATGAGCATCATTAATATTTGGACCACAATACAACTTAATTCATTATCTGATATATTATTTTCATTAATAATACTATCTAATGTATTGTTACATCTTTCCAAAGCAATTATTTGAACAGGAAATTCATTAATATTAATATTCATAACTTCATCTGATAATAAAGAACTATTTTCTGATGATTCAGAATCACTAATCTCTGGATTATTGTTATCATTATCAGAATATGACGATGTAGATGAACAAGTATTAACTGAATCTTCACTACTAGTCCTTTCAATATTTCCTTCGTAACACAATTCTACGTCGCTAAAATCATTTGTTACAATGTTATTATTTGAAATATCACGAACCATAAATAGATTATTTATTTCATCTAATTCATGATAATTATTCAATGAGGTATCATTTACATCATCTAATATATTTATTTTTTGCTTATAATTTCTCGTATCTCTATTCAGTAAATGTAAATCAATATTTTCATCTAATTTAAATAAAATATTATGATTTTTATGAAAAAAATCAGAATCATGTAAATATTCTATTTCATCATTCATGTCGTAAATAAAATTATTTTTAATACCTAAAAACGAACCATAATAATTAATTCCATGTATAAAATTATAATTATTTAATAAACGACTACTTAAATATGAAAAAAAACCGTCAACATAAGCTGAATTGTTAGGGTCACGTATTTTTGCATAACCTGTTTTTTTATCATATGTTGGTAATTCCAATATATTGTCACAAATATCATATTTTCCAGTTAGGTACTTCACTGGATCTAATAAAGGGCTGTATTTAAAAAATAAATCTTTTACAATATCGTTGTCTGAATTATCAATAATGGTAGCAGTATATTTATTTTCATTTATCTTGTTGTCTATTGATTTAATACTATTATTGTTTAAATTAATAGAATTATAATTGGTATCGTTTAGTGAAAAAAACTTATCATAAATAGGAATATAATTTTGCAATTTAGAAACATTAGTTAAATCGCTATTTTCTAAATTCCTAAATAAATTATTATTGTCGTTTTTTTTATATGTGAATTCCATTATTTGAATACAATATTAAAATACAGTATATTTAAACTTATTATATAGGTTAAATTAATAATTATATTTTCTATTTACCCTTTAAATGACACTTGAATTAAAAAAGTTTGATATGTCACAAATTAGTTTCAGACCAGATGAAAATAAAGGACCCGTTGTGGTTTTAATTGGTCGTCGTGATACAGGTAAATCATATTTAGTTAGAGATTTATTATATTATCACCAAGACATTCCTATAGGAACTGTTATATCGGGAACTGAAGCCGGTAATGGATTTTATGGAGGTCATGTACCAAAATTATTTATTCACGACGAATATAATACTGCAATTATTGAGAATATATTAAAACGTCAGAAAACAGTATTAAAACAGGTTAAAAAAGAATTACTATCATACAATAAATCTACTATCGACCCACGTGCATTTGTTATTTTAGATGATTGTTTATTCGATAACAGCTGGACAAAAGACAAAATGATGCGTCTTCTTTTTATGAATGGTCGCCATTGGAAGATTATGCTTGTAATTACCATGCAATATCCATTGGGTATACCACCCAATTTGCGAACAAATATAGATTATGTATTTATATTGCGCGAACCATATATCTCAAATAGAAAAAGAATATGGGAAAATTATGCTGGTATGTTTCCTACTTTTGAAAGTTTCTCGCAAGTAATGGATCAATGTACAGAAAATTTCGAATGTTTAGTAATAGATAATAATTCCAAATCAAATAAATTACACGACCAAATATTCTGGTATAAAGCAGAACCACGTGGTGAATTTAAACTTGGTTCAAAAGAATTTTGGGAAATATCAAAGGATCTAGATTCTGATGAGGAAGAGGATGTATATAATCCAAACACGCCAAAGAAAGGAATGACGCGCATTAATGTCCGGAAGAACAAATGGTAAATTTTAATTTAGGTTCAACGCATTTATTTTCTTTAATAAAACATTCTTTATCTAGGCTGAAATTAAAACTACAATCATGACTTTCAGGCATGCGATGTAAAAGACAATAAGTATTATTACAACGACATTTCCCCATTACTTGTTCTGTTAATTTAATTTTTTTATTACAATCCTTATCTGCGCAGGTAAGTTTGTTCGATATTTTTTTAACCATATTAACTTAAATATATATGATATATAATATATTTAAGTTTCAATTTTATAATGAATCTATTTCACAATTAATCTATTTCATAATTAACTCATCATTGTCGTCCTTTTTATCTGGTGTGTCGTCCTTTTTATCTGTTGTGTCGTCCTTTTTATTAATTGTTAATTCGCTTAATCCATGATCGGTATTTTTATCAGTAACGATATTGTCGCCTTCAAATAATTCACTACGAACGTCAGCAATAGTTACATTTTCTGTGGTTGTTTCTAAGCCATTACTATTAATAGACATTAATTCTCCTTGTTCGTTGATATTTTGTGTTAATACATTACCGCTTGCTAAAGCCTTTTCCTTATTATCTTCAATTGCTTGCTTCTTACTGTCTTTAACTCGCGTATCGAACGCATTTTTAGCATTTTTCTCATTCTTCTGTTTTTCATTCATTAATTGATTCAATTCATCTTCTAAATATTCAACTCGACCAGTTTTATATGCTTCAGGGTGGAAGGGAATCCACATTCCTACTGGACCAACATATACATCATGATTTGGGTCTATTTCTCTTAACATTTTACACCTCAGCTCTGCCTCTTGTTGTGAAGGAAAACAACCTCTAATTTTTAAACCACGTACATTTGTTTTAAAGCTATTTTTTTCATTAAAACTTTTATCTAATTCTGATTCATTGTTATCAATGTATGTCTTGTATTCGTCATCTAATGTGGTATTAAATAATTTGCCTTTCTGGTCTTTAACAAAATCCTCCATATCTTTTGTTAATTCATCAAATTCTATCGTATCGTATTTAAAAGCTAAGAAGCTTAAAAATTGAGTATATTTCTCAAGTGATTTTGACATTTCCCACTGTTTTAAAAATTCATTAAAGAAAAATAAATTTTTGTCCTTTAATATTTTTTCAGGTGATAAAAATGACACACATGCAAATTTTTGACCAGCAATAGGTTTATCCTCGTCCAATAAATCTACGTATTTGGCATTTTCAGTACCGTCTAAATTTAATTTAGCAACTACTCCTTCCGGTGATTCCATATTATTATTATAATTTTATACTTTTAAGTTTAATAAGAATAATATATATTTTTTTCTAATTATTATTTATAATATGGATTTGCTACACGGATTTAATTTAGGTGAATTGGTAAAAAGAGCTATCAAATATTTAGTTGAAGGTATTATGGTTGCTATTGCGGCGTTCTTAGTTCCTGACAAAAAACGCACACTTAACCTCGATGAAGTTGCATTAATTGCATTATGTGCTGCTGCGACATTCAGCATTCTTGACACATATGTACCGGCTATTGGTGTAAGTGCTAGATCGGGTGCCGGATTCGGTATTGGTGCCAACCTCGTTGGTTTCCCTCGTTAAGTAATATAATATTTACATTTATTTAGTAGTAATTATTATATATTTGATAGTATATATTATATAGTGGGTATAAATTCCCAGTCTAATTCATTGCAAATTTGTTTCCATATATCATCTTGTTCAATGCGTTTTTCACGGTCTTTTAGCATAGGAAAATAGCTTAAAAATTGTATTTGGTCTAATAATTCGCATAATTTATAAATTGTATAATAATAATTTAAAAAATTTACCCTATCGTCCGGACAATATTTAGCATATGGTGCTTGAATATCCATAAAAAGATTACACAATGTTTCCTCTAATTCAGGAGTCATTATTGGTGGTTTTATACCTAATTTGTCTTTAATAAATGGAATATGTTCATAATATTTATTGTAACCTAGTTTTTTCAATATATCTTTAGCCTTTTTATTTGTAATTTGTATTAATGTTATTCTCTCTTTTTTAATTTGTAATTTAATATTTTCAAGGACCTCTTCGGGTATTTGGGTTGTTTCTTTTGCTTGAAATTGCGCCAATATCTCTCTGAAATGATTAATTCTTTTATAAGCATAAAAACAAAGTTCTTTAGGAGGTTCTTTGTATGATGACTTTTCATTGTCAACTAAATATCTAACATGTATATGACAATTATTACATAATAATATACCTTCGTGGTCAACTGGTATTAGTTCGCCTTTATTACATTGATTACATTTGTTTGATATATGTATATAATTATCTACATTTATAAAAGAGTCATCTATATTTATCAAATATTTGTTTACATAATTATTATTTTTTGTTTCCTTTTTAGAATTATCGTCCTTATTAATATTAAAAAAATTATCTACACAAGTTAGTTTATTATTACCTTCTGATAAATTTTTCTTATCTTCAAAATAATCAAAAATTATATTAGAATTTGTTAAATAATAATCCTTTTCTTTTTGTTTGGTATTTTTAATTTCTTTATTTATTTGTTTGATTTCTTCCTTTAAGTCTAATATTTCCTCAACCGACAAAGATTCTTCCTTTACTCCTATGTTGAATTTTTTTTTTAATATGTCTCTTTTTTTAATTAACAAAGGAATCTTATTATTATTATTATTATTAAATTCATTTATAAAGTCATTATGTTTATTATCTAATGTAGTTGTTTTAGCAGTATTAATAAGAAATTTCTTTGTATTCTTATATTTAAATGTCACCATGTGTAATATATTAATATTAATTAAATTATTTAAATAATATTAACATCATAATCATTATTTTCGTGTATATTAATTTATGTTTTTCTATGTATGTTTTATGGAATCCCAAGATATATTAATTAATACGAATAATGAGCTTGAAATAGATACTATTAAACTACAAAAAATGGCATTTATTTATAACGCCGTTGAATCTGGTTGGAAAATAAGTAAGCAAAACGATTCGTATATTTTTTCTAAAAAACACGAAGGAAGGAAAGAAATTTTTTTAGATAATTATTTAAAAAAGTTTTTAGAATCTAATTTTGATATAAATAAATTAAAATAAATTAAATGATTTTTAAAAAATTATTTTCTTTAGCATATATATAAAATGGGAGGTGGATTAATGCAACTCGTCGCTTACGGTGCCCAAGATGTTTATCTTACCGGCAACCCGCAAATTACTTTCTGGAAGGTGACCTACCGTCGCCACACCAACTTCGCCATGGAGTCTATCGAGCAGACTTTCAATGGCCAGGCTGATTTCGGTCGCCGTGTAACCTGCACCATTAGCCGTAATGGTGACCTTGCTTACCGCACTTACCTTCAGGTCACTCTTCCCCAGATTGGCCAGGAACTTGGAAATACTTCGGGGTCCACTGATGTCTACGCTCGCTGGTTAGATTTCCCGGGTGAGCAGCTTATCCAATCGGTTGAGGTCGAGATTGGTGGCCAGCGCATCGACCGCCAATACGGTGACTGGATGCACATCTGGAACCAGCTCACTCTTTCCAAGGAGCAAGAGGCTGGCTACAACAAGATGGTTGGTAACACCACCCAGCTTACCTACTTAACTGATAAGGACTTCGCTGAGGTTGACGGTCCGTGCGATTCGTCCGCCCCGAAGCAGGTATGCGCCCCCCGTTCTGCTCTTCCGGAGACCACTCTTTACGTTCCGCTCCAATTCTGGTACTGCCGCAACCCGGGTCTTGCTCTTCCGCTTATTGCCCTTCAATACCACGAGGTTAAGATTAACATCGACCTCCGCCCGATTGACGAGTGCCTCTGGGCTGTTAATGAGCTTGACGGCACCAGCTCTTCCCCTAAGGTTACTGCCGCCTACAACCAGTCGCTCGTAGCTGCTTCGCTCTACGTTGACTACGTCTTCCTTGACACCGATGAGCGCCGCCGTATGGCCCAAAACCCGCACGAGTACCTCATTGAGCAGCTTCAATTCACTGGCGATGAGTCGGTCGGTTCCACCTCGAACAAGATTAAGCTTAACTTCAACCACCCGTGTAAGGAGCTTGTCTGGGTTGTCCAACCTGATGCCAACGTCGACTACTGCTCATCGCTTGAGAACAACTCGCACCTTTTCAAGACACTTGGTGCTCAACCCTTCAACTACACCGATGCCATCGATGCTCTCCCGAACTCGATTATGGCGTTCGGTGGTGATAATGCTGTTAGCAAGACCACTAACTCGTTCATTAATGCTTCGGGTCTCTTCGCCGATGTTGGTGCCGTTGATGTTACTACCGATGGCGCCATCTTCTACAGTGGCACCGGAGCTCTCCAACCGGAGGGCTCGGAGGGTACCCTTGGTGCTGCTGGCTCATCCGTTTCGGATGCGGGCACCTTCGTCCTCGCCGAGACCGCCCTCAACATGCACTGCTGGGGTGAGAATCCGGTCGTCACCGCTAAGCTCCAGCTTAACGGACAAGACCGCTTCTCGGAGCGTGAGGGTACCTACTTCGACCTTGTCCAACCGTTCCAATCGCACACCCGCTCGCCGGACACTGGTGTCAACGTTTACTCGTTCGCCCTTCGCCCGGAGGAGCACCAGCCGTCGGGCTCGTGCAATTTCTCGCGCATTGACAATGCGACCCTTCAGCTTGTCCTCTCGAACGCCACCGTTTCGGGCACCCACACTGCCAAGGTCCGTGTCTACGCCACCAACTACAATGTCCTCCGTGTCATGTCGGGTATGGGTGGTCTTGCCTACTCGAACTAGATCTATTATCTAGTTTTAACTTAAAAAAATTATATCTAATAACTATCATATTATTAACTAATAACAATATGATAACAAACAGCAAATATTATAACATATATTCATTGCTTATTAATTAATTAATAATTACAATATAAAAATATTTATTCATATGAATATATAATATGCAAATTTTTATTAAAACATTGACAGGCAAAACTATCACATTAGACGTTGAGCCATCCGATACCATTGAAAATATTAAACAAAAAGTTCAAGATAAAGAAGGAATTCCTCCAGACCAACAACGCCTTATTTTCGCCGGAAAGCAGCTAGAAGACGGACGAACCCTGAGCGATTACAATATCCAGAAGGAATCAACTCTTCACCTAGTTCTTAGATTGAGGTAAAAAATAAAAATAAATATGAAAAAACAAAAAGGGAATTAAAAACAATGTTATTTATATTATTTTTAAAAATTTGTAAATTATTTTTGTATTTCATAATAATTAAAATACTTATCAGTTGTCCATTGTTTATAATTTTTTCACTAATATAATTATTAGTAAAAAAACAAATTATTAGTAAAAAACAAATTATTAGTAAAAAACAAATTAATAGTAAAAAACAAATTAATAGTATTTAATATTATGTATATATACGTTATCTTCTAAATTTGATATAATTTTACGGTTATTAATATTATAGATGTGGTCATAGTTACTATTAACAGCTGGTAAAATTTTTTCATTTATTTTATTAGGGTTTATATTTGTTGAACTGTAACTCCTAAGATATGGTGTAATATACACAGATCCTTGTTTTGAATTTGACAATACTATATCATTAGTTTCTTCATACTGTATAAAATCATCCATATATTGTCTTTTGGTATCTTCATACATCAAATAAGACATAGTGGAAATACTTGTAAGTGAAACACCTGATAATAAGAGCTTTCCATATGTATTACTGTTCATATATATATCTGATATATAATTGTTTATATATTTGTAAATATATATTATATCCCACTACTATTAGCGAGTAATATTAGTCACTATTATTAAAAAGCTTTGCCATATTCATTACCTCCTTTTTATTTTTTTCTTCGTTGAATAATTTATAAATTAATTCATCATCTCTAAATCGTATAGTATACTCTTGTTGAATACCATTTCTGCCTATTCTTCCCATAGATTGTATGCATTTTTCTTGTGTCATATTTCCCATATCTTTACTTATATATCCGTGTACAAATTGGTAATTTGTACCATAAATATAATCCGATGATGCAATTATCAAATACAATTTTTGTTCTTGTGCTAATTGTTTCATAATCTCAATATAACTAATACTTTTGTGTGTAGTAAAAACACCAATACCCATCATTAACAAAATCTTCCATATATTTTCAATATCGTCTATCAACATAATTTTCTCTATTACATCTTCATTTATATCGCAAGTATATGGAATTTGTTGTTCATTACTTCCATGTATATATAAATGTTCATTGCTATTTGGAATATAAATAGGATTTAGCTGAACTGTTTCTATACATTTTTCTAACTCTTTTATATCATTTAATAGGCGCTTCATTTCTGGTGCTACTCTACCTTCTGACATTTTTTTCTCTTTGTTTTCATCTTTTTTTGTCCCATCTTCATACAATTTCTGTAATCCATTTATCTTTTCCTTAATCGTGTTGTTATAATTTATAATTTTGAATATGTTATTCGTTATTTCACTTGGAATATTTGCCTCTTGAAGACAAAATCGAGCAATTTTATCTACGTTTTCTGCCAAAAATATAGTTGGACCACCTGTTAAAGTTTTTGCGTCACTTGTTACAATATGAATATTGGATTTATGATATAATTTCTTATCTTTTTGAATGCCATTGTAAATACTTTCCCAATATTCTGGTTTCAGATTACCCAACACTTTAAGGTAATACAATTTGATATTTGACATTGTAACTGTATTGATAGTTTCAAAATTGTTTTCTATTGAATATAAGTCGCTTTTATAATATTTGTTTTTATTTATGTGCAATATGAATTTAATACATTCGTCCAAATCAATATAGCGAAGTAATGTTTTATATTTATCACAATGTTTACTCATTGTAATAATATCTTCATAATTTTCACTCATATAATGAGGCATAACAACATAACCATTCTTATTGATTAATGGTATGCTTTTATTGCAATCATAACTCACGATAGTATATATTTCAGACTCTTCAAATTTACATTTAAAATCACATATGGTTTCTTGCATATCTTCATATTGTGGTAATGTGGCCGACGACAACACAACATTTGGTATAAGATTTTGCTGCCAATTTTTTTGGATAATACTATGAAATTCATGCT